ACTCCAGGAAATTCTGGTTCGGCAAATGCCCACTCTCATACAATATCAGCACCACAGTATATTGATGTTATAATATGTAGCAAAGACGCATAGGAGATAATATGACAACATTAACAATAATTAAAGATGATACATTAGTGCGAGTAGATGGTCGTGATATAACAGGAATTGATTGTTCTAGTCTTGAAGCAAATGTTCATGCAATACAATTTGATGGTAGTAATGGTGAAGTTGAGTACAATGATGGAACAACAAATTTAGCAATTACATCTATTACTGCTTACAAAACTATTACTGATTTGTATGCTACAGCAAAAACTACAGAAGATAATGCTGCTGCAACAGAAGCATCAAATAATACAACATATCTTAATTCACACACATACAAAAGAGCCCAAGCGTATGCTGAGATTGAAGAGCAATTAGACCAATTGTACCACGATATGACTGCTGGTAAATTGGACGCAACAGGTGAATGGCATAAGGCAATTAAAGCTATAAAAGATGCTAACCCTAAACCATAAGTGGAAAGTTTTACTACTGTTATTCATAATGCTGTAACAGATAAAGATATAACTAGAGTCAAAAATATAATTAAAAAGAAAAAATTATTTAAAGGTAGATTAAATGATGGTGAAGGAGAATTAAAAAAAGACATTCGAGATTCAAATGTTTTTATGTTTTCTCCAGATGATGATTTATGGCTTTATAATATAATAGGAAGCATTGCTATATCAGCAAATAAGAACTTTAATTTTAATATTAAGACAGTCCAAACTATACAATACACAGAGTATAATAAAGGACAATATTATGATTGGCATGTTGATACTTTTTTAAGTAGTTATAAAGCATTAACTGATAGAAAATTGTCAGTATCTTTACAATTATCTGATGCAGATGATTACGAAGGTGGTGATTTAGAAATTTCACAGTCAGATTTTAGTGGTATGGAAGTCCGACAAAAAGGTACAGCAATAGTTTTTCCTTCTTTTTTAGAACATAGAGTAACACCAGTAACTAAAGGTAAACGTATAAGTTTAGTTTCATGGGTAGAAGGAACAAAGTTTTGCTAAATTAGGAGTAAGATGCCTAAAGGTAAAAAAGATTTAGAAATAGAATTTACTTGCCCACTTGGAAGTGAATGTGAAGAAATAAAAGATAACAAAATTTACAGGTGTATGTGGTACACTAAAGTAGCTGGTTTAGACCCTAACACAGGGGATGTAATTGATGACTGGTCTTGTGCTATATCGTGGATGCCTATGTTACAAGTTGAAATGTCAGCTACAAACAGAAGTCAATCAGCAGCACTTGAAAGTTTTAGAAATGAAACAGTTAAAGGACAATCTACTTTTAATCAGTTAATTGCTAAAGCACAAGGTTTAAATTTAAAAAAGTGAACCAAGATTATTATATTGTTAGAAATGTTTTAGACATAAATATTATAAATTTTGTTTATGATTATTTTAAAAAAAAGAAAAAAGTAGCTACATATTTATTTAATAATAATTATATTGCTCCAGAGTGTGAATGGTATGGTTCGTATATAGATAAACAAATTCCAAATACTTATGCTAGTTATTCAGATATAGTTATGGAAACATTGTTAGAACAAACACAAGATACAATAGAATTAAAAATAAACACAAAATTAATTCCTACTTATTCTTATGCTAGATTATACAAAAATGGGGATGAGTTACACAAACATAAAGATAGAAAACATTGTGAAATATCAGCAACAATGAATTTAGGTGGTGATAAATGGCCTATATATTTAGAACCAAATATTAAAATAATGTTAAATCCAAGTGATATTTTAATTTATAAAGGTTGTAAATTAGAACATTGGAGAAAAAAATTTACAGGTAATGAATGTGCACAAGTTTTTTTTCATTACAACAGCGTTAATAATCCATTAGCAGAAAGCAATAAATTTGATGGCAGAGTTTTTTTAGGTTTACCAAAATTTAGTACATATGAATAATTTTATAGGTGTGTATGAAAATGCTTTTCCAAATGAACTTTGTGATTATTTAATAGAACATATAGACCATGTTTTAGAAAAATCTTCTCATTTAGGAATAATAAATTCAAAAGATACAGGAAGAGAAGATACGCAATTTTTTTTATCTGAGTCATCTTTAAACGATAATACAAGATTTAATGAAATGTTAGGTAGTGTATGTGAACTCTATAGAAATGACTATCCTGTTTTACAAGGTATTAGACTTGCTTCGTTAGATAATAAATTACAAAAGACAAAAATTGGTGGTGGTTATCATCAATGGCATTTTGAACAAACAAATCACGATACATCAAGACGAGTTATTGTTTGGTCAGTTTATTTAAATGATGTAGAAGAAGGTGGAGAAACAGAGTTTTTATATCAACATAAAAGAATAAAAGCAAAAAAAGGTACAGCAGTTTTTTTTCCAGCGTCTTATACACATACACATAGGGGAAATCCTCCGTTGTCAAATACTAAATATATTGCAACTGGTTGGTATCATGTAATGTAATGAAAAAATATGTATTCTTATTATTTATTAGTTTTTCTGTTTTTGCAGCAGACCCTATAGTAACTAATAGTACAAGTAACAGTACAGTAACAACGAACACAGATGCAAAAAGTACAGTAAAGACTAATCCTCCAAGTGCTATTAGTCCAAGTATAAATGCTAGTAACTCAGATTTATGTGCTATTGGCGTAAGCGGTGCAGTACAAACACAAATTATAGGTATAAGTACAGGACAAGCATATAGAGATGCTAATTGCGAAAGATTAAAAATAAGCAAAGTTTTATATGATATGGGAATGAAAGTTGCAGCAGTAAGCGTTATGTGTCAAGATTGGCGTACATTTGATGCAATGGCAAAAGCTGGTACACCTTGCCCTATAGATGGAAAAATTGGAGAAGAAGCAAAAGAGTTATGGAAAGACAACAAACGTGAGATACCGAAACAAGAAAATCTCAAAACCATGGACAGAGGTGAGTTCCTCCATACTCTTGTTAATGGTATTATGGGTGTTCTTCTTCTTGCCATTCTCGTCATCTAAAGCAGATGCAGAAATCAAAGAAGTATTTATTGGTGATGATGGTTGGGTAGAAGTACCATTAGATTTTACATTTCCTTTTTATGGAAATAGTTATGTTACTTCTTTTATGTTTAGTAATGGGGTCGTGGGTTTTCTTGACCCTCTTACTGTGGATGGTACTGGGTATATACATGATGGTTTGTGTTGTAATGGACAAGATTTTACAGGTGGTGCAACTGGCGTAAGATTTAACTATACAATAATGCCATGGCATACAGATTTAATAGACACAGGTGTAGGTAAATTTTATACGCAAGGTGATTCTACATATCAAAAGTATATGTGGGAAAACATAGCAGAATATTACGACAGAAATACAGAAAACAGTTTTGATTTAACTATATATCCAATGGGTAATATAGAAATAAATTATCAAGAATTAGCAATTAACAATCATAGTGTTACAGTTGCAGTAGTAGGAGATTTAAGTGCAGGTGAATATGAACAATGGTTTTATAATCATCCAACAAGTGGTGCTATCTTTTGGAATAGTCAAGAAGATGACCCAGTTGTAATAGCAGGAGGAGAAAGTATATGCAGCGTAATACCAGACAGTCATATAAGTTGTTTATATTATCCACAAGTTTATGCTGATAATGTGTACAATCAACAATGTAGCCTTGACCCTTTGTATGATTACGGATGTGTTGGCTGGGATAATGCTTACTTAGAACAACAATGTGGCATAAATGCTTTATACAATGAAAGTTGTGATGGATGGGATGATGCTTACTATGAAGAATATGTTGAAGAAGAACAACAAGAAATTTGGCAAGAAGAAGAAATAGAACAAATATATGTAATAGAAGAACCACCTATGTACATTGAATTTGAAATAGATATAGTAACTATTGAAACAGAAATACCATTATTAACAAGTTATGAAATAGAATTACCTGAATTAAATATAGAAGAATTTACACAAGAAGAAATAGTGGCTGAAATTGAAGCAGAATTAGAAGCATATTTTGAACCACTACCTGAAATTGAGCAAGAACCTATTGAAGAGCCTATTGAAGAATTGTTAGAAGAACCAATAGAGGAGATAGAAGATGAGCAAGAACCAGAGCAAGACTCCATATCGGAAGAACAAGAGGAAGAAGAGCAACAATCAGAGGAGATAGAAGATGATGTACCCGAAACCGAAGAAAAAGAAGAGTCCGATGAAACGCAAGAGCAAGAAGAAATACTAGAAGAACAACCTGTTATAGTAAAAATTAAAAAGAAAGCATCAAAAAAAGACAAGATGCGAGAAATTATTACTAATAAGTTGAATAATCTTGCAGTTGAAATGGGTGAAGCTGTAAGTTTAGAAGAGCAACAGAAGTTACAAAGCTATATTCTTGCACTTTTAAACTATAATGCTGGGTTTAGTAGTTATAAAACGTCTTTGCAAGATGGAATATTTTATAAAGATAAGGATATATACTTGAATAAAACGATACCTGACAATCAAAGGGGGTTACGAAATGGCTTGGCTAATGAATTACTCCATAAAAACCTTGTGGATTTGCAATGGCAGAAGTAGAGTATGGTGGTATCAAGGTAGGTGGAAGCAAACTCCTCCTAATAATTCCACTTCTTAGTATGTTAGGTGGTGGTGCTTGGGCTGGATTTGAACTGTATAATGAGTTTAGGGTTCTGAAAGCTACTGTTATGAAATATCAACCACCAGATATTAGTGGAATAAAACAAGACATAGCTGTTATAGAAGAAACATTAATTAGTGTAAGTGAATCTGTAGAGTTAGCGAAAGATTATACTCGTACTATTAAGAATGATTTAAAAGATGACCTTGCTAGACAAGAATCTCTTATGGATAGACTCGAAAATAAAGTAAATGCTTCACAAGATAAGATAGATGAAACAATTGATGTAGCTGGAGAAAGATTTGATGCTCGTAGAGATGCCTTATACTCTGATACAGACCGAAAGATTAAAGAGTTAGAGGATAGGCTAGGTAGTAAATTACAAAGAGCCTTAGACAACCCATTAGCAAACTAGGAGAATAATGAAAGGCGTAAAACATTTTAAAAGAGATGGAACATTGCATACAGGCAGTACTCATAAAATGCCTAATGGTGATTTGCATACAAACAAATCACACACAAAAACAAGTGTTAAATTGTTTCATCTTAAAGATTTAAGTAAAAAAGCACAAGTTAAAGCTAAAGGCAAGTAATGGCAAAAGACTCAAGACTTACTAGAGCAGGTGTATCTGGGTTTAATAAGCCTAAAAGAACACCTTCGCATAAAACTAAAAGTCATGTTGTAGTTGCTAAAGAAGGTAGTAAGATAAAAACTATTAGATTTGGTCAACAAGGAGTTACTGGTGATAGAAAAACAACTCCACGTTCTAAATCATTTAAAGCTAGGCATGGTAAAAACATAGCAAAAGGTAAAATGAGTGCTGCCTTTTGGTCAAATAAGGTGAAATGGTAATGGCAAAACGAGGACTGTACGCAAATATAAACGCTAGAAAAAAAGCTGGTACAAGTAGAAGTAAGAAAAAATCTACTATATCAAAAAAAGCATATGCAAATATGAAAAAAGGTTTTCCAAAAAAGAAGAGGTGATATGGAAGATAACAGAATACAAGTGCAACTTGATAAACATACTTCACAAATTAGTAAATTGTTTAGCAAGATAGATGATACAAATTTAAAAATACAAAAGATATTTAATATGTTAAATCAAATACGATATTTTTTGTTAGGTGGTTTTGCGTATTTTTTAGCCTCAGAAGTCGGTATTTTTAATGTATTAAGGTTAGTTGCATGATAGGTTTTCTTACAAATATAGCACCAATAGCACTCGGTTTTGTAGCTAAATTGTTTGCACTTAAAAGTCAAGCAGCACAAGAACAACAAAAAATGATGATAGAAAATCTTGCAGTTCGTAATGATTCTATTAA